GCGCTCCGTCGTTTTTGGGATAGGTGATCGGCATTGTCATCGGGCGAGCCATGCGGAAATAGACACCACCTGACTGCGTTTCCTCAACCGGGAACATCGACATGATTTTATTGGCCTTCTCCATCGTCTTTGTGATCGTCGCGCTTCGCACAACGATAGTGAAAGCGTCGAAGTAGAAGTCCTGCAACTCATGATCAATCTTGATGCCGGTATTTGGGTTAATCAGGAGCACGCCGGATTTCACGTTAGATGGCATGTAATGACAAAATATGTCCGTACCCACCGTGCCAACTTTGGCTTTTTGCATCAGGCTCGCAAACGCTTCTATAAACACATTAACCTCTCGTAAAACCAGCTTTCCGCGCTGCCTCAACCACTGTCTGCGAGAATTGTTTCTCGCTGATCTGCGCTGCTCTTTCGAGGAAGTTAGGCCCAACACGGGGCTTAACACCAGCGACAGGCGGGTTAGTGACACTTTTCAATCTGGACAAGTAGCCAAGTCGATATTTGCCCAACTCCATGTATTCGGCGTAATCGCCCACTTCCACGTTAGGGTGCCCTTCACGCGGCTTTGCGCCAGAGACGGATAGCTCAATGCGTAAGCCTGAATATCCCTCCTTAACGACGCGGGCAAATATCGCGCTTTCCAAAGAGCCGGTTTCCAACGGAGCCATTGCCCTTGCCAGGCGCTCAACCAGACGCGCCAGCTTTTCCATATCCCGAATGAGATAGCGTTTAAAGGCTTTCTGGCTGTTATTGAGTCTTTCACCAGCACGCTTAAACTGATGCGCGTCGTATTTCAGACCCATATGTTAGCTCCAACCTCAAGGTGCCCAGGCCGCCCGCGAAGTCCCCAGCGACGATGAACACTGGACACCTTCAACTTTTGCCCTTCCATGATCAGCACATCATCAAGCTGAACTGCTGCTTCAAGGGGGATCACCAGAACGGCGTCAAATAACTCCAGATTTGCCTTACCGCGGCTCCCCGAGCTGTCTGCGCGCACTGACGATCTCTCATTGCTTTGTTCGAACTTAACGACACCGACATCCGTCTTCCTGACGAACTGCAACTGCGCCTCCCCGTAGACGTTCTTCGCGCCAAAACGGTAGATGGCGATCTCTGCTTGCCATGAAATATTCATCCACTCTCCCTCGTGACAAACGTCGCGCCCGTTACCAGGCGAAGGCGCGATTACTCGTCTTGAGCCTTTCGACCAGAAGTAAAGGGTGCGACGGGCGTTACGCACGGCGAACAATCATTCGATTGTTGATGTAACTCACCAGCAGTCGCCAGGTGCTCCGGGCAACATGCACATTGGCCGCTTTACCGGTACGGTACATGTTGGTGGTCTCACCAATGGACTCCGACAGAATGCCGTCCTCACGAGCTGCCGCCACATCATTGCCGTTTGCGATTTCACAGGCTTCGTTAACCACAGCCAGCATCAGAGCCTCTTTGAAATAGTCCGGAAACTCTTCAAAGCGCTCCTGCGTCATTTTCTCCCAATCGACCAGATCGTGACGGTAAGCCCCATCTGCACCCCACGGCAGGTCATAGACGTTGAGCATGTTCTGGGGGCGGTCATAACGGTCAAAGTCGATTCGCAGAATTTTGCGAATCGAAAATGGCAGCGTTTTGACGCGTCTGGTGGCTTCGATAAGACGCTTACGCATCAGCCCTTCGCCATCAGCCAGCAGAGTATCGCCGTTCAGCATATCGATAGCTTGCATCTGGGCGTCTGCGACCGTGGCAAACGACTGAGCAGGGATGACCAGCTCAAAGCTGTTAAGCAGGACATACATCTTCCGCTCTTCATGCGTCAGTCCCGCCGCGGTGGCTTTGACGATGACGTAGCGGAGATCTCGCTGCTTTTCGACGAGCTGGTTATGCTCGGCCGACACGACAACCGGAATGGACATCTGACCCTCGCTGATTTCCAGCGGCTCATCGCTAACGAGGGTCGCCCCGGCACTGTCTTTAACGGTAAAAGTGGCCGACTCGATATCCAGCACGTTAAATGCAAAAGACAGGGAAACGGATTCCCCGCTACGGTACGTGTCGAGTTGCGCCATTACTCACCGCCCTGTGCTTTCAGGATACCTTCGATCATTTCTACGATGCCTTTGGCTTTCACCCCTAACGGCTTACCAATTTGACGCAGGCCTGCGATGCCTTCGCTATCCGCAATGGACTCAAGCTCTTCACGCGTGAAACGTTGAACCGGAGCTGGTTCCCTCTCCTCAGCGCCGCGCTTCATGGGCACGATTTCTGGAGCTTCAGGCTCTACGATCTGGTCTGCAACTAGGCTGCCACGCAAAGCGTAAGCGGCAGATGGTGAGACGTTCTCGCCATCAATCGTGGTCGCACGCATGGAGGCACAAATACGCTGCTGATCGATAAATGGCAGCTCCTCGACAGACACGCCATTTTCGAAAAGGACGCCGCAAAGCAGACCCGTGTAAGCAGAAAATTGCGGTTCAAGGATGCGAATCTTCGCTGGTTTCATACTCTTGCTCCTACAAAAAAGGTGGGCGTATAGCCCACCCCTGACACATAGGTAAGTTATTACCTATCGAAATTGTTAAATTTTGACGTTGGTCAGCGCCGCGATAGCTTTATCGTGCTTGTTCGCCAGAGAGCAGTACCATTTCACGCGGGTACGAGTTGCATCTTTGTTCTGAACAGTACCGATGTTTTCCACCACGATACCCGCGTTTTCGCCACCATACAGACCGGTAACACCGTTCTCTTCGGACAGGTGCAGGCAGTAGATGTTTGCGGCGGTGTTGTCATCGTTCTTCGGAATGAAGTCGTTCACGATGAACGGAACGCCGTTATGGCACAGCATCGGGCGGCCGAAGTTTTCCATCATGATTTCAGACGGGCCGATGTTTACGGTGCGCAGCAGCGCGCGGTAAGCACGCAGGTGCTCGGAACGCATCATGATGCAGTCAGCGCCCAGATCTTTCACTGCGTCGACCAGTTCGTCGAACATAGAGAAGGTCATCGCTGCCTTCGCAATGTCAATTTTTTGGTCGTCGTGCATCAGCTTCGGAATGCCGTCAAAGGCTTTGCTGTTGGTGGTGGAGTCACCCAGAATCAGATTGCGGCGGAATGCGCGCGCCAGACCTTTAACCTTCTGACGAACCTGGATTGCCAGCTGGTTGTTGGTGTCAGACATAGTGGTCGCCAGGAATTTGTCGACATCTACGTCGCCTGCCAGGATACGCAGCTTCGCAACGTGTTCGGTGAAGGTTGCCGCACCTTCGGTGATGGTGTCGTTCACATCAATGAAGGTCGCTTCGCTCAGGGTAGCTTCACGGTTGTAAAGATACGCTTTGGAGTCGATCTTCATGAACGGCAGGACGGCGAACAGGTCGTCGCGATCGATAATTGTCTCGATCACACCCTGCTCAAGTTCGTTGTTAGACAGCTTTTCAGCTTCGTCACGGAGTAATGGCATCTTTCATTTCCCTATGATTAAGATGTTACTTGAGTCCAATTTTCCCCAGACCGGAGGTCAACTTATCCATAGTCGACTTGCTCTTCGGCTGGTTTACTTTGTGGGTCGGTTTGCTGTTTGAACCTGCACCCTGCTTGGCTTCGCTGCGCAACAGTGCGTCAGCTTCCGGATCTGCACGCAGAATGCGTTCAATCGCGGATTCGAACGGTAACGGCTTGCCCTCGCCGTCAACCAGAACAGTACGTTCCTTCTGACCTACCGGCTTGTCATAACCAACAACGCTACCGTCTTCACCCACTTCGAAATGAGAGCCGTAGATAACGCGAGCCTTAGCCGGAGTCATCAGAACTTTTTCACGCAGGAAGGCAGAGCCGCTGAATGAAGCGCCGACCGTCATTTCAACCAGCTGCGCTCGCAGCGCCGCGTTTTCGCTCTCCAGTGCGGAGTAGCGTTCGTCACGCTTCGCGAGTTCAGCCTGGTGAGCTTCGATCATCTGTTTTTTCACGGCGTCGAACTCGCCACGACGTTCCAGTTCAGCCTGCTCCGCCTTACGGCGTTCCTCTTCTGCGGCCTGTTCAGCTTCCAGAAGCTGACGTGCGCGCGCCGGATCAATGTCACCATACTGCGCCAGCTGATCGGCCAGAGAGCGCTCCTTCTCCTTGCGCTTCATGTTCTCTTTCAGCAGGTCAGCACTGGCCTTCCGGGACTTGCGGAGTTCTGCCAGCAGCTCTTCTTGAGTCATGCCTGCAAACTCGTCGTCACCTTTGGGCTGATCTTTCTGCTCGCCCTGACTGCCTGGGTCTTGCGCACCATGCTCTTCTTGATCAGCAGGAGCACCGCCACCAGCGCCACCGCGCTCATGCCCTTCAGCTACATCCATCAGCCCGCGTCGGGCCATTAGCATTTGCCACAGATTCATAGAAATTCCTTTTCGTTACTTATCACTCGGTCTCTTGAGTAGATGAGTCCCCATTCCCTCGGGGTTGATCTTGCCCGCTTGCTTGGACTGCCCCTCGATGATAAGTAAGTACTGACTTATTTTCAAGGGTGTTTAGATCATTTTTTGGTGGAAA